AAACCGTATGAAGAAAATACATTTGATCCAGAGCTTATTAAACAAGCTATGGTTGAAAGAGAAACACAATTAAATAACTTGAAAGAAAAAGCAACTAAACCTGCGGCTCCAAAAGCTGACACTGGTTTTAGTGGTGGCAAGGGTGACGTACCTTTTTAGGTGCGTCATTCTTTCCCGCGCATTTAGCTTTGATTAAAAGAGGTGATGAATCTGAGTATAGACATTCTTAATATACAACCACATCAGGTTAGTAGAGACCTGAAAGGATATAGTATTCTATTGTATGGAGATTAATTTTGGGTCTCCCCTTCGTGGTAACACTTAGGAAAAAAATTCCTGTAAAAGCGGAGACATCTTTCTAAGATAATCCGAACGGAAGTTATGGTTTTCGAAGCCCTAACACGTGCAACGCATAGGTATAAAATTTTCAATGAAAGGTTGTGTTCTAACGATGAACACCAAAGATATTATTGATTTTTATTTGGATGGAAATTCATTAAAATCTTGTCATAGGAAATTTAAAATCAGTGAATATAAAATTAAAAAAATCCTAAATAATAATAACATAGCCATTCGCAATAGAGGTGAACAGCTTATATTAGAAAATATAAGGCGTTCTAAAAATGTTAATCATAGTTTTTTTAATGAATTAAACACAACAAATGTTTATATTATAGGATTTTTAGCTGGAGACGGATATGTGCACCCAACAAGAAATCTCATTAAAATTGGACTAAGTGCTAAAGATCGCCTTTTTTTAGAAACCATTAAAAAAACTATGAATATAGAAAGAGATATTTTAGAATATCAAACAAATAAAGGATATGATGTTATAGAATTGTCTTTTTCCTCTGTGTTAATTAAGCAAACTTTAGCAAAATATTCTGTTATTAACAATAAAACCACTAAAGGTGTAACAATGCAGCAGATTCCTAGTGACCTAAAATGGCACTACATCAGGGGCTTCTTTGATGCAGATGGGTCTTATTATTATAATAACACACACAGAGTTAAAATATCTTCTTTCCATCCAAGAATTTTAAATGAAATTCAAGACTTTGTAAAGAAAGGCACAATATATCATTTAACAAAAAATAGAAATATTTATTCATTTGAGTTAAATGGCGATGATGCAATTTTCTTTATGAATAATATCTATCAAGGTAAATGTTTATATTTACCACGAAAGTATAAAAAATTCATTGAAAATTATAATACCCACGAGACAGGAACTCCTCAAAATGAGGATGAAAAGGTATGCTGAACTGGGCTGGAATTGACCAGTCGTATCCTATATAGGTATGAGGGAGACCTCCAGAACTAAAGGATAAAAACCCTTTAGGATAACAACAGCCAAAAAGTGGAAAAACTACAACTGCATCTAAGTTTCCTAGAAGTTTATTATTAGCGTACGAAAAAGGTTACTCAGCCCTACCTGGTGTTAAAGCTCAACCAATGAATACATGGGCTGATATGTTGAGAGTACAAAAGCAGCTTCAAACAGAAGCAGCTAAAGAAATGTATGATACTATTGTTATTGATACTGGAGACTTAGCATATGATGCCTGTGAGCGTCATGTTTGTGGTATTCATGGAGTAGATAAAATTGGTGATATACCATATGGTGCAGGCTACGCTCAAGCTGGTAATGAGTTTGATAGAGTATTGCAAAAGTTAGCCAAATTTGGATATGGTGTTGTAATTATCAGTCACTCTGACGATAAAACCATTAAAGATGAAACTGGCGAAGAGTATCAAAGAATTCAACCCACCTTACCTAGAACTGCAAGAAAGGTTATCAACAGATTCTGTGATATTATTGGATACTCTCGTATTGTTAAAACTACAAATGAAGATGGCACAGAAGAAGAGAAAACATACCTATATATGAGAGCAACAGTGAGATTTGAAGCGGGCTCCCGCTTTAAATACACACCANGATTTATTGANTTTACATACGACAATCTAGTNAATGCTATTGCTGATGCNGTTGATCAACAAGCTCAAGAAGATTCTAGTAGTGTAACAGATCAAAAATCTACACGTTATGAGGATACTCCTAAAGATTTTGAAGATGTTAGAGGTAGGTTTGTGAATATTACTACTCAGTTAATGGAACAAGATCCAGAGAATCAAAAAGTAATACAAAAAATCATAGAAACACACATAGGCAAAGGGAGAAAAGTGTCGGAACTTGATGAAAAGAATGCAGACATTATAGATGTTATTAATGAAGAGTTGAGCACCCTTTTGTCTCAATAATTTAAGTTTATTTTGAAGAGAGGAAAATTGGGGCTATTATATATAGCCCCTTTTTATTCACCACTCTCTTAGGAGGGAGTTAATTTGAGTTCTGATAGACCAGTTAAATGTCCATATTGCAATCAATACTTTAGAAGAAGTGCTGAAAAATATGAGTTTTATAAACAAAGGTATTGGCATGTTGACTGCTATAATGCTCAAGTTGGAGAGAANCAACGCATTACAACAGAACGACAGGAGTTAATATCTTACATTGANAAGTTATTTAATAAAAAAGTGGATGCCAGNATTTTGCGGCAAATNAAAACATTTATTGATGACTACGGTTATAAATANAAAGGAATCCAATTAACNTTNGAGTATTTCTTTGAANTGAAAGGTAATTCTTTAGCNAAATCACAAGGNGGNATAGGTATTGTTCCNTATGTTTATGAGGAAGCTAAACAATATTANATGATGAAACAACAGGTGGCAGAAAATTTNCGCACTTTAGAAGATGTACCTGTCACAGAAAAGAAAGTNACTATTAAAGACCCCACAAAACAAGNAAAATATAGAACGAAAAAGACCATAGATATTACNGGTCTTTAGAGTGAAAGGATATTTTTTTGGAATGGAGTGAAAAATTTGGCGTTAGTTGATAAGCGTTCNATCTTTCTCGTTATTGGATGTTTATTACAAAATCCTACACTGTTTAACAANACNACTCGTTACAACTTAACTAAAGATGATTTTCCAGAGAAATTNCACAAAATCATTTTTGCCGCCATTTACAATTTATGGAACGAGGGAGTAACAAAAATAGANTANATTATNATAGACAACTANCTATCTAAGTATGATCTTCAATANCAAATTTTTGTTGAGAACAATGGNATTGAATATCTNCAGCAAGCTAAAGAGGTAGCAGACCTAAGNAACTTTAACTACGCTTATGATAGGATTAAAAAGTTCTCACTATTGAGAGAGTACCAACAGAAGGGTATAGATATATCTGACATCTACAATGAAAGCATTGTTGATCTTAGACGACAAGAGGAAATGCAGGAAAGGTTTGATAGACTGTCACTAGAACAAATCACTGAAGAAATTGATAAAAAAATTGTAGATATAAAAAGCAAATTCTTACTACATCATGGACACGCCGGACAACATGCAGGTGAAGGGGCAGCAGAGCTTAAAGAAGAATTAAAAGAGAATCCTGAAATAGGTTTGCCGCTACGTGGCGGTATTATGAACATGATTACAAGAGGCGCCCGCCTTAAGAAGTTGTATATGAGAAGTGCTCCCACATCTGTAGGTAAAACACGTCTTGCTCTTGGGGATGCTTGTAACTTAGGTACGAATGAGATATATAGTATAGAGTTGGGTAGATGGGTTAAGAATGGCATTACAACACCTACTCTATTCATTACAACAGAATTGGAAATGGATGAGGTTCAAACTCCTCTATTGGCTTTTCTGTCGAATATAAATGAAACTAAAATACTTGATGGAGAATACACAAAAGAAGAAGAAGAAAGAATTGATTACGCTATTAAGGTATTGAATAAAAGTCAACTATGGATAGAATACTTACCTAATTTCTCTTACCAAGATATTGAAAATACTATTAAAAGATACTATTTAAATAAAGGAATCCGTTACTTTTTCTTTGATTATTTACACACAACAATGAAAATGTTATCAGAGGTTGGTAAAGAATCTGGCGGCATTAGGTTGAGAGAAGATAATATTTTGCATATGTTTTCTAC